CATATCATCAGAAATAAATGTTCTGTGATTACCTTCTTGAGTTGTATAAAATAATTTTTTTAACTCTCCTTGGTATCGACCAAATTCATATGAATCTTCGATTGGATTACCATTGTAATCATTTTCAGGAACTTTACTTAATACTTGATCTATTTTAGTAACAATTTCCTGTAGTATTGCACTCTTGCTTTGTATTTTCATTTTTTTCCTTTCTCCCATTGATATAAGATAACTATAGTCAATGTCAAGTGTTAAATTTACTTGATTTTATTGGTTTTTTAGCTTATAAATGTAAATGCTTGATTTTAATAACATAATTATGGTAAGATAATCTTATGAGGTCTTATCGCTTCATCGTTCGGTATGCAGGTCACAAAATTACACATGATCTTCAGGCAACCAATGATACTGAGGCAGGTAAAAACTTTATAACTGAACTGAAAGCTGGTAAAGGAAGCTGGACGGAAGAACCAACTTGTACACCTAGCAAGATGTTCATAACTTATGAGGAGCTAAATGGCGCTTCAAACTGAAAAGTTAATTGCTCAAAAGATGGCATTGGAATCTAAATGGAATTGTCAATTTTTAGAGCAAGGTCTAGTGACAATAGATATGTTTCGCATTGAACTTGAGCTTAAAAAATTAAAAGCTAAGATTAATGAATTGTCTGAAAAAAATACTTGGACTGAAGTTAAAACGACTGAAGAAGAAATAGAACAAATAGATTCTATAGCTTCTTAGTTAAAATAAATTAAGATTTTTTGACTCCTTCTTGAAGGAGATGGAAACACCTTTCTGTATGTTTTTGCATTGGCGGTTTAAATAAAAATTCAAAGTCTGTAGGTGGTTTACCTGAAGTATGCATCATCCAAACAATAATATTTAATTTAGAAAAGAAAAATGTTTCTTTGTCATTTTTAGTTTTATAAAATAAACTAGCATTTGCTAATTTGTTCTTAGTTAAAATTTTAAATCTATGATTACCACTTTTTAGGTAATTATTTTCATCTAAAACCATTGGACAAAGTAAACCATTTTTTTCCATATCATTTCTTATAGTTATTTTAAAATCATGATGAGTTCCATGAACAATTTTTACTTCATCAAAATAAATTAATTCTAGTCTGTTTGGAAACAATTGATATAATGGGTGGACAATTGTGCGTGACTGTGGGTCCTTAGTTTTAAGAAGCTTTTCCAAAATCATCTCCTATGTTTATATCAACTACACTTGGCACTTTAAACTGCATACAATTTTCCATTGTTTCTTTTATTTTATTTGCATCGTTTTCTTCCTTAACATTAAAACATAATTCATCGTGAATTTGTAATATAGGTGTATAACCAACTTCATGACAACTAATAATTGCTTGTTTAGTTTGGTCTGCAGCGCTGCCCTGGATTAATCTATTTAAAGCTTTATATGTAAATGCTCGCTTAATATTTTTAGCACCATATTTCGCTGATGCATTTTCGAATGTTTCAGGTGAATGTATTCCAAAATCCATTGGTTCCCACATATCAAATCTACATTTCCTACCTTTTTTTGTTCTTATAACCCCTTCTTCTTGTGCTTTAACCATGCACCTATCAGATAACATTTTAACAAAAGGAACTTTACGATTATATTTACTAATTAAATCTGTTGCTTCATCTTTAGTTAAACCTAATGAAATGGCTAATTTGTTTTTACCCATACCATACATAAGTCCTAGCCCAATTGTTTTAGCTTGACTTCGTTCAATCCCAACTAAATCAGCAACAGTTTGGTGAAAATCAGCTGTGGCACTATCATATGCCTTAACTAACTCTTGTGATCCTTCATATCCCTCACCAATGGACGCAGCATAATGCACAACCATTCTAGGTTCTTGTTGTGAGTAATCAAATGAACCCCATTTATAACCTTCTTCAGGTAAGAATAATCCTCTTATTAAAGGACCAAACTCTTTATTTCTAGCCGGCAACTGTTGTAAATTTGGATTTGACATTGATAATCTACCAGAAACTGCTCCTCCATCATCAGTTCTTAATTGATTAATCTCAGCATGAATTCTTCCTTTATGATGAAATTTTAAAATAGAATTTAAAAAAGTGCTATGAAATTTATTTATCTCTCTTGCTTGTACAATTAATTTTGATATTTTGTGTGGTGAATTAGATAACCAATTTTGTGTAAAAGAAGGCTCTCCTGTCTTTTCTGTCCTTGGATAAACTATCTTTAGTTTATCGAATGCATCAGCTATATTTCTTGCTGCCCAGATATCTACATCTTTACCTGTTAATTGTTTTATTTCTTTTAATGTTATCTTTTCTCTAACTTCAAATTCTTTTATTAACATCTCTGCTTTATTTACATCCACACGAACTCCCCTCTGACGCATCTTAATTAAAATAGGTAATAACTTTGATTCCAGTTCCCAAATAGTAGTTAAACTCTGTCTATTTATTTCATGTTTAAATCTTTGCCATAAAAGGTACGTGAGCCGTGCATCTTGTTCCGCGTAAAAACCAACATGCTCTGCAGGTAACTTCCACATTTCAGCTTTTGGATCTACACCATGGTCTTTAGCTGCTTCATTTAAATCAGTCTCAGCTTTAATTTCACCTAAATATTCTTTGGCTAAATTATTTAAAGCAAACGAATATCTGTTCTCATTTATAATTGCTGCAGCAATCATGGTATCAACTACTTGTCCATTTACTTTAATGCCTATAGCTTCTAACCAACCGATATCATATTGAGCATTGTGAAATATTTTTGTATTAGGTAATGCACATACATCTTTCATGTATTTAATTACTTGTGGTTCAATCATATTACCACCACCTAAATGTTTAAATGGGTAATACGCTTGCCAACCATCTACAGCTACTGCAAAACCTATTACATATCCTTTATTTGTTGCCCAACCTGCGCCAAGGCCTTCATTAATTCCATCATCTCTAGTTTCTAAATCAATTGCTATCTCTGAATAACTAGATAAATCTTTATATTCACTAGGACATGACCAAATATGTTTTTTAAAATTCATTGATAATTGTAAACTAGTCATTGTAGTCTCTTTCAATAATCATTTCTAAATAATGTATTGCTTTTAAAATATCTTCTTTTTTACCTTTAGATTTATGTCTACAAATATATTTAATTGCATTTCCTTCTGCGAATGGTAAATTATTTTCATTAATAAATTTAGATGGCTGTATTTTCATCATCTTGTAATGTTCTCCACCTATTTGTTTAAAAAATGCTTTATTGGTCATTTTCCCTTAAATACACTACGTAATCTTTTCCTATAGGATAATTATACTTATGGTCTGTAGATAGCAAGTGTATTGTATCTTTAGCTCTAGTTACTCCTGTATAGTAAACTCTACTTTCATCTGATTTTTCTGATTTACTTTTGTTATTAAAATCTGACAACCAATTAGCTTTAGAATAGATTAAAACATTGTTGGCCTCTCCACCCTTTACAGAATGAATAGTATCAATTAAAATATTAGGTTCATTGTTCAATGCATCTTGCCCATATCTTTTTAACAATCTTATAAAATATATTGTTTGTCTTGGGCTAAAATTACGCTTTAAAACCCACCACCAAGCTTTACTTTGATATTCATCAGTCATGTCTAAGCCAGCCCATTCTCTTAAATCATTAAAATCAAACTCTTGATAATCAGGTATGTTTAACCAAAATTTTTGAGTTCTATAATCAGAATCCTTTATTTCCCTTACATATTTGTACAGGTTTTCTGCCGCTTTTTTGCCAATCTTTCTGCCATTATTTATAGAAGTCCATGTCTTTATGGCTTCCCACTGTTTTTCATCAAATGATTTGTTACCTTTATTATCCTTATAATATAGGCCTGCATCCTTCGCAGATGCCCTTAATTCGTTCACAGTTGCATGAATGCGACCGAGGACATACCAAGTGCCATTAAGCTCGTTAAAAGGCACCTCTTTAAAGCTTAAATAGCGTTTTACGTAGTTATTTTTGTTGTTATTATGGGTATATAGCTTATCCTCACTATCTATAATGCCTCTTCTTATAATTTGAGCAAAATTATATACTGCTTCACCAAACCTTTGAGTTTTTCTTAAAACAACCTTTCTGCCTGGAAAGTATGTCGTAAAATACTTTGGATCTGCACCATTCCATCTATAGATAGCTTGATCATCATCTCCTGCTAAATAAATACGTTTTACATTATCACACATTTTATAAATGACCGACCACTGTAATGGAGTAAAGTCCTGTGCTTCATCTAAAATTAATATATCTAATGGTGGAAACTCTATTTCATCAATGGCACGACCTATCATATCTGTAAAATCTATAAATGAATTTTCACCGCCTGATCTTTTATAGTGTTCATAAGTGTCTATCTTTCTAAGATAGACATTTAAAGGTTCCTTTTTATAAGTTTCTCTTTTATAAACTTTTACCGGATCTTCCATCATGTTCCGTGCTTTATCATAAATAGCTAATGACCAATCTTTATAAGTAAAGTTATCGTCATCAACTCTACTATCGCTTGTTCTAATAATTTTATTTTGTAATGCAAAATCAAGCATACAGTTTTTAGTGTCAAACACTTCCTCTTGAAAGTACCTTCTGCAATAAGAGTGTAATGTTTTAAATCTATTAAAATCTTTTAAAGTGTATTGAGGAAACGCCGACAAAGCTCTGTCTCTTGCTGTGTTTACAGCTTTATTAGTAAAAGAGATAAAAGCAATATTATTTGGATTTATATTTCTTCGTAAAGCTCCTTTTAAAACTCTTTCAATTAAATTGTGTGTTTTACCTGTTCCTGGAGGACCAAATATTTTAATTGTTTTCTTGTGTAGAGCCTTCTGTTTTTGGAGCTCTAAATTTGTTGTGGTAGTCATCATCCATTTCACTTGTTGTTTTTTTACTTGATCCGTTAGTTTTTGTTTCTTTACCTTTTTCAAAATCAGGCATATCTACATACCATACATTTTTTACACCTTGAAAGAAATCATGTCTTTTACAACCTAAAAAATTTAAAGCTTCTACTGTAGAACTAAATAAATGAGAAGCATTTCTTTTAATCCAAGAATCTAGTGTAGATTTTTTAAAATAAACAAATGTTGAATTTTTTTTTCTAATAGTATAGCCATGATCCATTTTAGAGAAATCATCAAGTTCCCAAGTCTTTTCAAAAAAATCTTTTAAGGCCACATGTCTAATTTCTTCCCTAGTATCTTTATTATTGAAGTCTTTACTTTCTTCAGCTTTATTAACTAAGGCTTCCATTAATAATTCAAATAATGGTGGACCTTTTTTAGATTTAGGTAGTGTTCTCCAAAATATTTTATGTTTAATTAATTTTGTTCTCCAAGTCTTTTCATCTTTCATATCTTCAGGAA